GTAGCAACTAATTTTTCACCAAAATTATCTAAGGACCAACTTCCAGGAGCTAGAGTTACTGAAGAAGAAGCTCTTGCAGTTCCCCATGTACTTAATCCCCAGGTTGCCGTACCCCAACCATATTGATAAGTCTGCTCTACAGGTCCAATTTTAACATAAGGTTCAACATCAACGTTTCCTGCGGAACTCATCCCGGATCCTGTTTCTGCTGTCGCCATGACAACATTAAAGCTGTTATTACTTCTTGCTTGAATTTCAAAAACAATATTAGAAGTAAAATCAGCGTTAGTAAAATNAGTNGTNGCTGGAATAGTTACATTATCAAAAAGAATATAATCNCCTTCTTCTAATCCATGAGAGCTACGATCAATTGTAATAGTCGTGGAGCCAGTCGTGGAACTCATAGAACACGTGGCTACCGTACTAGTTAAAGGGGTAATATCGTAAAAAGTATCCCCAGTATATAAATTTAAAGTTTTGTTAGTACCGACTACCGCATATTTAGTTCCGTCTAATCCACTCCAGGTATGCATTGCGCGCCCTGCTCCTGCGAGTTTGTCGGCATTATTTTGTTTCCATCCACCAATTTTTTCAGGGGACCCATAACGAAAGCGAACGTTGTCTCCATCGATCCATCGTCCTTCTGCTTGGGTGGCTGTTTGTTGCTTATCAAAGCCCGGGGCTATCGGTATTTTTTTAAGTGCCATATCGTCATTTTAACACCTTGTACGATTGGAAGTAAGATGGTAGACCTAAAAAGGGTCTCTTATCAAACATATTGTTTACAGCATTTTTAGAAGAAGCATCATTATAATGTAAGAAAACTTGCGCACAATTTTCGCCAGTAAAAGGTTCTCTCCAATGTTCCAATTCGCAACCCCTATACATTAACATATCTCCAGGCTTCAAATCTACTTTAATTCCTTTTTCATTTTCTTTTCCAGTAGGTTCTAAATAAATAGGCCAGGAGTCTCCTCCTAAATTTAAGGTAGTGGATACTTCACAGGAAAAACGATCTTTATGACGTTTAAGAATATCTCCTTTTTTATAAATACGTACATAGGAATAAGTTTCAAATAATTTAAGTTCTGATTGTTCTTCCATTAAAGGTTTAAGACCTTCTAAAATAGTTTCCATTAAAGGATCAGCATAATGAGACCAAGTGTTTGGAATTTGCGGATCGGTCCAAGTTCCCCATTCTGTACAATAGGGAGAAATATAATACTCGTCAAATAAAAAACGAGCAATTTTTCTTTTATTTAAAAGATAACGATAAGCCAGTTCAGACACATCTTTCGTTAAGACTCCCGGTAAAATTTTATAATGATCAGTTTTAAAACTCATTGAAAAGGCCATCCTAAATTCCAAGCCACTAAACTATGACGAGTCCCTTGAGTGACCGGTCTTACTCGATGCCATACAAAACTAGGAAAAACAACCAAGGATCCTTTTTCACTTACTTCTGTGCATTTCTTAATAGTAGGTTCTTTACCATCTGAATTTCTAAAATCAAATTCTAATTCTCCCCCTTTAAAATTTTTACTATCGGATAATAAAAGAGTCATAGAAAGTTTTCGGCGCTTTTTATGGTAGTTGGGCCAATGGGGTTTATTATAAGGGAGCGAAGAATCATCACAATGCCATGTATAATGTTGTCCTTTAGTGTAGGTTGTAAATTGGCAAGCTTCGGTAAAATCCCATTGAAAATTCCAACCGGCATTTCGATTAGCTTCATGAACATAAGGGTGAATTTCTTTATAAATCCAAGGGTCATTCATCCATACGATATGCGAATCCCTTGTTTTTTTTAAATCTTTATATTCCCCTTTAGTAAGAGGGGCTTTACTTAAATCTCTGTGATATTTAAAAGTAGAAGCAATTTGTTTTTTTTGTGCTAATCCATACTTAAGAATATCATCACAAATATGTTGTGGGATGACTTTTTGAAACCACCAGTAATATTCAGAAAGATTCATTTATTCTAAAATAAATGATTTAATTAGAAAAGTAAAGAAGGTATAAAATTAACTGATCTATATCAATTAAGAAGGTAAAGGATCGTGTTGTTGTTGAAGAGCTTCTCCACGTACATTATCTATGTTTTTAAGTAAATGACCTAGAGAATTTTGTCCTGAGACAATCGGTTCACCGATAAGATCCCATGCTTTCGTTCCATCATTCCAGCTATAATGTTCCCCGTAAGGTCCTCCGGGTATAGCGCCAACGGTATAAGCTTTCCATGTACCTAAATTTTCATCCCATGCAATTTCGTATTTAGTATCTTCTCCGTCTTTGTCATAGGTTAAAATAGTAGGATAATCTATAGGAGCTTTCCAATTATTATCGGCATCCTTTATCCAGGAAGTATAAGGTTGAGCATTGATAAAAGTATCTGTACTTGAATCATAGGTTGCTCCTTTATTAGCAGTTCGTTTTCTAAAAGCTGGAGGTTTTGCTGTAGAGTATTCTTTATAATAAGAACCTCCACTAGGAAATTTTATATTTTGACCACACCAATTTTCATCCGCATGATCCGGACAGACCACTGTATTTATAACTAAATGATTACTATCAATTTCTGCAAAATATTTTGCCATTTATTCTCCTAACTCGGCCATGTTCCGCCTACAATTCTATCATAGACTGTTCTTAATCTAAACATTCCTGTCCCACTTCCTTGAAAATAAACCGCTTGTTCTCTGACAACGGCAAAACCATCGCCGCCATCACCAACTCCTTGGTTGGCATAAGCTGATCCTCCGCCTGCTCCAAGTCCTTGCACTCCGTCATTCGGTGTATTTTGAGTTGCGCCCGCGTCTCCCGCGCCGCCACCACCACCACCGCCTGGTGCATGAGGGCCGCCTTGACGTGCATTTGCACAGCCACCGCCGCCACCGCCATAAGTTGTACCTGATGGAGAAGCTGTTGGACTACCATAATCAATTGGTGATCCTGGTCCACCGGCCATACTACCTCCGCCGGGATTTCCTGATCCTCCGATTCCGCCACCGCCAGCGCCACGCGCTTGGGGGCCACCAACTCCACCTGGATTTCCCATTCCTGAACTTCCTGAGACTCCTGGTTGAGAAGGTTGTGTTGCTGGTCCAGCAGGATTATCTGATTCTTGTCCACCGCCACCGCAGCCGCCCGGTCCACGTTGTCCCGCGCCTCCGCCTTTAGCAGTTAAACTAAATCCTGTTGTATCTCCACCTGTATTTTGAGGAGAAGGATAAATTCCTCCGGCTCCGATTTGAATAGGATAAGCTGTATTAGGAGAAATAGGATGGGCTGGAACTTTAACTGCTCCGCCAGCTCCGCCTCCGCCAGCTCCGCCTCCACCTGATAGCCCTGATCCCCCACCAGCTAATAAAAAAATATCAGCTGCGGTTTGACCGGCTTGAGATGTAAAGGTTCCTGAAGCTGGAAAACTTGTAATTTTTTCAGAAGTAGTTCCTGGTCCAGCTGCTGTTGGATTATTTTTTCCAATAACTCCACCTTGATTATAAGGCATTGTTTATCTCCTATGTTGGCCAGTTACCTGCTAAGACATGACTGAAAACTTCTCCAATAGTCCATACTCCACTCGCTACCGTTGTAGTAGGAGCGTTTTCAGGGCCAATAATTCCTCCGTTAGATCCTAGCATTTACTGTCCTTGTTTAATTAGTCAATTATCGTATCATACGCAACGGTTGCATCTAGTTTAGAAGCTACGTCTGCGCCACCTTCAAGAGTCATACCTTCTTCAAGGTAGAATGAAGTGTTTTTGTCGCTTACAACTAATGCTGCATTAGCCGGTACAGAAATTGTACTTGCTATTTTACGTGTGTTTGTACTGTCATCAATCTGCATAGTAACTGTATGCGTAGTTGTTGTAATATTTGCTACAACAATACTATTGATTTTGTACACGTAATTTGATGCTGCTGCGTTAATAACTAATGATGTACCAACAGTTGCACTAAGAGAAAACGTTTCTGTTTTCCCTACAATGCCTGATACATTCACTATATTTGGTGCCGCCATGATTTATCTCCTCTATAAATTAAAAATTAACCGAAAACCATTGCCATAGCAATAGATTTACCTGTTGATGCTGGAATAAAAGTTGAAAACGATAACCCTTTAGAGGCATCGGTTTGCAAATAGCATCCACTTTTCGCTCCATCAGAAGAAGGAAGATCGAAGGTTAAACTAGAGGAAACTGTACCTGGAGCTCTTAACCCCACATATTGATTTCCTGTTGTATCTTCAAATCTAACTTCATTTTGATTTGGTAAATTAATTTGTGAACAAGCCGCTAAGACATCAACAACGTTGTTGCCATCAGAATAAAGAATTTTATGTCCTTTATCTGTAGTGCTCCATGTTGTTCCTGTTCCAGCTGCTGTTTTAAATGTAACTTGATATGCACCTGAAGTAGCATTCTTCACTACTTTAGTTGCCATTCCATCAGGAATAGTTACGTTTACACTTGAAGTAAGAGTTCCACCTAAATTAAGGTTGTGATTTCTTCCATTAGATAAAGAACCATCACTAACGGCTAGGGTTGCCCCTGTCGTTGCATTTAGAGTAACTCCAGTATATCCAACAAGACCTTGTTGAATAAGTTTCAAGTTTGTATTTGTAATATCACCCCAAAGGCCGGATTTTTCACCCGTTACCATTAGTTCTAGTGAAAGACCACTCGAATAACTTGAAGGCATAATTTAAAACTCCCTATTTATTTATTTATTCTTTAGTGTATTTTACGTTATGCCGCTATCTCTGTCCATACCATGCTTACATTTGGATCAATTTCAGTCCATATATTTTCAGTAATAGTTCCAGTAGTCGTNGTTAGACTTAGACCTGTAATAGTAGGATCAACACTTGACCCTGCGACAACTACAGCTGCAACGATTTCNGAAAGCGCTAGTCCTGTAAGATTAACTTTGGCGTTAGAAAGAGTAGATTCATTACCTAATGCTAACGTTGCAGAAACTCCTGTAACGGAAGTAATTAGGCCTCCTCCCCAGCCACCTTCACCCCAGGTTAAACGACCCCATCCAGTATTGACTTCGGCATCCGCAGTAACACTTGCTATGACTGTGGTTGCATTAACTCCGCTTGGCAGCGCAGTAACATGCACATCTGTAATAACAGCTGTTATAGTGCCTTGAGATAATGATAATAAACTTAAACCACTCACTGAGGCAACCGTAATTTCGGCATCACCCCATACATCAGAACCCCAAGTTGATCGGCCCCAGCCTTTGTTAACTTCAGCACTAATACTAACGCTGGCTAAACTTGTAGTTAATTCTTGACCTGTTGCTTGAAGNGTACCAAAAATACCCCACGCATTTGTACCCCAGGTAGATCTTCCCCAACCTTCNTTCACTTCAGCATCTACAGTGACGCTAGCTTGACTTAATGTTAAAGTTTGACCTGTCGGAGCTGCTGCTTCATCGGCATCACCCCAAACTTGTTCACCCCATTGTCCTCTTCCCCAACCACTTTTAACTTCTGCAGTTACAGAAACAGAGGCAAGACTTAAAGTTAACGATTGACCAGTAGCTAAAATATCTCCTTCGATACCCCAGGCATCTCCGCCCCAGGTAGATCGACCCCAACCCGTATTAATTTCTCCATCAATGCTTACACTTGCAATAGCTGAAGAAAGTTCTTGTCCGGTTAGTTCAGTCGATTCATCAGGTTGACCCCAATTTTGTTCACCCCAATCTCCTCGACCCCAGCCGGATGAAGATTTAGCTGTTACATCATCTATAGAAATAGTTAAAGCATCAAGTTGAGTTAGGGTAACTGAAGAATCATCTTGATTGCCCCAACCTCCATGGCCCCACATTCCGGCACCAAAGACATCGGTTTCGAGATCAAAAGGACCTCCCATTCCAATTCCATGAATATAACATCCCCAATAAAAATTCGTGGGAGAACTCGCAGGTGCGATTTCAATATATCGAACCGTAGCATTATCATAGGTAGAAGGAGTCAACCAATCGGCGTATCCGACCTCTCCATCTAAATAATAGGTAACACCAGTATGAATAACTCCTGCTCTGAAAGTACCCAGGATAGTAGAATTACTGCTTGAAAAAATTAAAGGATGACCATCGTTGGAGCTATCGCTTAAGTCAAAACGTAACGTGGCTCCTGCGAGCCACGTTGTTGTAAAATCGGAAGCAGTTGTTCCGCGTGAACCGTCTCGATAATAGACGTTTCCTGTGCCGGCAACAAGATAACGTTGCCCACTTGCTACGGTGACCGTATAGGTTTTACTCGCCATAGCAAGCTAACTCCTTATTAAGATATTCTCAGTATCGCAGCCGAAGTTGTAAAGCTTGGGAATTGTATTGTGAATGTCCCCGAAGTCGCCGTTTTATCTGAGCCAAAATCCAATACTGCCACAGCTTGTTTATTCGCATTTGAATTATAAATTAATGCACCTCTTGCCGTAATGGTTACTCCCGTAAACGACAAGTTTGCAAAATCTACAATTGCTACTCCGCTTGCTACTGAGGTTTGTTGTGATTGTAAAACTCCGCCTCCGGCAGCATAAGCTCCCGAATCTCCGACTTCTGAAGTCGTTGTGTAAGCTGTTGTTGCAGCACTTAAATTTGCTGCAGAAGTATACATTGCTAATTTAAATGTACTACCCCCTGTATCAAAATCATGTGCGCCATCCAAAAGTTGTTTTTTAAATGAGTTGCACACTGCTTGTGAAATTGCCATATATTATATTCCTCCAAAAATTAATTTTTAACTAGGAGAAGGCGACGGAATAACTACTCGTGGAGTACCATCCGTATACTCTCCCCTACGTTTTCTACCCATTTGCTCTAATGCAAAGGTTTGTATCACTTGATTATACTTGCTTTCATACAACTTGTACATATCCATAGAACCTTTTAAATATCCATAGGCTTCTATAAGACATGCAAAGAGTAAAGCATTAGGAGCATTTTGACTTAAAAAAGTTGATGTCATTGTTTCAGGTACTGCTCCTGGTGTTGCCGAGGAGTATAAATGTGGAGGGACTCTCACATAATTAACCTGGCAAGTATCCGCTGCTGATGGAACTGGGGCTACTACAATATAAAAATTGTCATTAGTCTTATGCCAATGACCCCAATATTTAGGTGTTCCAGTTGCATCTGCGGGATTATACTCTGAAAAAAAGCTCGTATCTCTTTCCTGTAAAAAAGTTCTAGTACCACTTGAAATATGTTGTACCGATCTTACGATTAAACAATCACTGGGTAATAAAACGTATCGATTATCCGCCACAAAAGAAGAGGTCGCAAATTTTCTTGAATAATCAGCATCGACTTCTCTAAAAATTCTTAATTCGGCATCTCGAATAAATCCATCACAAATACTATCACTTAAAACGGTACTATCCACTTCCGTATAATTTCTAATTTTAGCTATTAATTCAGAATACGTCATGTCGTAACTACACTCACTTTCCCAAGAGCCGTTTTAGCCACTCGTTTAATGTTTTGTTCATTCGCTGTTGGAGGCACTGCCATACTTCCCGGAGTTCCTATTGTCCACCATAAAGCCGGATCAAGGGTAACAATGATCCCTGATTTTTTCTGTGGTTTAGGATGACGTAAAGCTACTGCATCCGCTTGATGATAATAAGTTAAAAGTTGTGGTTGTTTTTTTTCAAATTCAGTTGTGTGTACCCAGGATCCATTCCACTCCCTTACCATTTCTCGATAAGGAAAAGCCATTCCGGAGCGATCCGAAATCATTAATGCATATTTTCCTGTTGCCCATGTTCCCATTTTAGCTCACCGTTGGATAATAAGCCTGTGGTGTAATATAAGCACTGGTTCTAGAACCATCTTCCGTTAAGGCTCGTTGTAATGAATCTTCATAAAATAATTTTAATGCTTCGGTTCTTTCAATCGCTCTTTTTTGAGAAAGAAAATAAGCTAAGCCTGCACACATAGCAGGTAAAAATCTAAAAGGTGCATCCGGATCATTGGTATAAGCTCCCGCATCTTCAATTCGTTTAATTGCATAGTATTTGAGATGCGTGTAGGTACTTGCATCCGGATTGGGATATAAATAAATTACCGGTAAAGTTTGACGATCTATAAAATATTGAGAAGGTTGACTTTGAGTTCCTTTTCCTGATAGTGCTGCATAAGCCGATCGATCAATTTTTGTTAAAGCGATATCGTTAGAAGAAGTAGTATTATTAATTAATGTTCCATTATTAGAAATATAGGCTTCCATAATATCGTTCGTGCCTGCTTCTGAAACATATCGGCTAGTTCCCGCGGTTAAAGCTTGAGCCACCAATTCTACTTTCCATAGATTAATGCCTCTATTATTCCATTCTTGAAGTAAAAGATTTAGACTACGTCGACCGGTTTTAAGATCATACCCACTAGCCGTACGGATCCCACAACGCTCATATGCCTCTTCGACAAGTTCGTCTATCGTTAGATTGAATGCTGTAGTTCCTGATGTAGCCATTATACATTATTTTTTCTTTTTGGATTTTTTTTCGCCGCCTTTTTTCATCTTTTCCATATCTGCAACTCTAGCGCCAGCTCTATTAATTTCCATTTGAGCTCGCGTTGCAAATCTAGGTGCAATCGATGATTTAGCGTAATTCTTCATTCCCATGGTTTTTCCTCCTATATTAAGTCTTTAGTATAATCGTTAAGTGGTTTTTGTTCTAGGACCGTTCCGCCTGATGTTGGTTTGGGTCTTATCACATGCATATAATCAGGCGCAATTATTTCCGCGCCGCCTTTATATCCTCTTGCTTTATTTCTTTTCTTCAGTAAAGCTTCTCTTTTACGAGCTTCTGATTCTAATCTTTTCATTCCTTCTTTTGTCCATTTACCATCTTTTTTATAACCTTTAAAAGCATGCGTAACGGCTGCTTTAGCTCCCATCGTTCCAGCATACATACCTAAACCAATTGGTCCACCTGCTAAAGCTACACTTCTTTTACCTCCAGCTTTCATTAAAGTTTTTAATTGAGAAGGTTTAGGAATTTTACTTGTCCATTTGCTAGGATTAATAGCACCTGCACTCATTGCAGTAGTTTTTGTTCCAACCTTCATCATATCTTTTATTTTATTTAAATTTCTATTTATCCAACCTGGGGATGTATAAGACGTTCCTGTTTTTACACCTGGATAAACAGGTGCTGACACTCCTGTTTTAGCTTTAATTATTTTACCATGTTTGGCTGCGTCCATACCTTCCATTACATAGTGTTGATTACCTGTAACGGCTGCTCCTGATCCTCTTGTAGGAACTTGAATTAATTTTCCTGTTTGAGCTGCGTCCATGCCTTTCATAACAACATGGGTATCTCCTGTAACCGCTGCTCCTGTGCCTCTTGTTCTTTCTCTAACCAGTTGTCCTGTATTAGCTTTAATCATAGCTCCTTCTGCTGCGTTTTTTCTTTTTCTTGCCATTCCTCTAAATACTTTCGCTAGGTTGTAACGTCTTGATCCTGGGGGACAACTTGGTCCACCAAATTTAGGACCGGTACAAACGCCTTTAGTACCTCTTTTTTTAATTGAAGCACTTGCTTTTTGAATCCATTTTTTATCTTTTTTCTTACTCATGATAACATTCCTTTGTAATATTTTCTGTACGAAGGATTAGACACTTTAACGCCTGCTAATGTTCCTTCAATATAAGTTCCATTATAATCTGAACTTACTAATTTACCGTGTGCCGCTTTTTGAGGGGTACTACCATGTTCTTCCGTCCATCGTCTAGCGATGTCCGGGTGATTAGCCCATAAAAATTTTCTTTGTTTCACTGATCTAAACGGCATTATAATAAATCCTGTATATAGTCGTGGCCTTTTCCTATCATATGACCACCTGTTTTTTTCTTTTTTAATTTTTTACTAAAAGTAAATCCAAAATATTTATTTTTACCACTTTTTAATGCTTCTGCTCCAATATGTCCGGAGTCAGTCTCTTTAATAAAATTTAAACCTATTTGACTATTAATATTTTGTTTATCTATTTTACTAAATCCTTTTTCAAGACTTGCTCCAACCGTGGTGTTTCCTTTAGTCAAACTTATGTTAGCGCTAGGTATGGTTTCATATTCAGTATCTTGAACGCCTACACCGCCGCCTATGGTACTATCCTGCAAAAGAGAACTTATAAAGTTCTTCTTTTTTAACGGAGATTTAATCTTCTTTTTTTCTGCCATATTGGGGCCCCATTGCCTACTTTAAACTTTATGTTGTTTCAGCCTTTTTCGGTTGTACAACTTCTTTGAGTTTATCACTTTGTTTCGGTACAGTCTAGATTCAAGCAATTTTCCATAAGGATCACGCTTCCAATTTCGACCTAAACCAGGTTCTAATTCTTTAGGAATTTGAGATCTTGTAATAGCCATTATTTCGCGTACCTATCTGTAGAAAGACCCATAATTGGTTTATAAGATGTTTTACCGGACTCCGGATCTTTAATAGCCATAAGATATTCTTTTCTATTACTATTGATTTCTTTTTTATATGAGACGTGCACCCATCCCGAGTTGGGCTGCCCCGGCGTCCAAAATTCTAAAATGAGCTGGTCAAACATCAAGTTTTCCTTAATCCAGTCACTGACCTCATTATTGGGTGTACCAAAGATTTCGAAGTCCGCCGCTTCTCCAGCGCAATGCTGACTCGTCCTGCTGCTGCCGATTTTAGCTGACAAAATTTCATTCCGGTAGCCCGACGAAATGGTAACCACTTTGTTAAAATGATCTCGAACCGGTTGTAAAACTCTTTCACAGAGTAATCTTAAATTTTCTGTTTCATCTTCACTGGGGTTATTATCTAATCCCATACGTTCGGCTGTTTGTGATTTGGTTAATTCAGCTAAGCTGAAATTTTTAGAAAGTTGCATTATTTTAAGACAATTTTTTTGATTGATTTTGAGCCGTCGTTGTTAATCTCGACTTCAGCTTGAGTCTTAATACATTTATAAGAGACTGTATCAGAATAGGTTCTCTCCGCTTCGCGTTTCCCGCGTAAGCATTGGGCCATCGAGGGTTGGATACGATGTTCCTTGATCTCAAAATTTATAAACATTAATAATGCTACGACAGTTTCCAATTAGTGTGCTCCTTTTCCATTTCTATAATGCATTTCTCTATTAGCATC